TGTATTAGTAGCACCTGTCGTATTAGCTTGTAACGATAATCGCCCTACTGCTACGTTCTCTGCACCTGTGGTGTTTGCAGTTAAAGCGTCAATTCCAACTGCGGTGTTGTTAGAAGCTGTGGTATTTGCAAGTAAAGCATCTTTACCTACGGCTGTATTACCAGCACCTGTACTATTAGTTTGTAAAGCCGACCTTCCAACAGCTACATTGTTAGATGCTGTGGTATTTCCAGATAAAGATAAAGCACCTAATCCAGTATTACTAGCACCTGTCGTATTAGCATCAAGGGAATTGTTACCCATTGCTGTATTATTTCCACCTGTGGTGCTTGCTGTTAAGGCATTTGTACCTACGGCTGTGTTGTTTGCTGCTGTTGTGTTTGCTGCTAAAGCTGCTGCACCAACTGCTGTATTAGAAGCTCCTGTTGTGTTTGCTTTTAAAACATCTAATCCGATTGCGGTATTGTTACTTGCAGTAGTATTGGCTGCTAACGAATCTGGACCCATCGCTGTATTACCAGCACCCGTTGTATTAACTCCTAGTGCATTATCTCCAACTGCGGTGTTGTTAGAAGCTGTCGTATTTGCATCAAGAGCAGCAAAACCCACTGCGGTATTGTTTGTTCCTGTAGTATTAGCTGTTAAAGCACCAGACCCAACTGCGGTGTTGTCTGCTGCGGTATTAGCTTTAAGTGCATCTAAGCCAACTGCGGTATTGTTTGATTGTGTAGTAATAGCACCTAAAGTATCAGGTCCAATTGCTGTGTTTCCTGATCCAGTTGTTACTTTATCTACTGCTCCAGCACCCATAGCGGTATTATTATCACCACCTGTTAGATCATCAAATACTTCATTACCAAAACCTGTATTGTTAGAGGCTGAACTTAGTGTTCCTGTAACAGCATCGTTACTAATAAGCATACTGCCTACAAAGTTTGTTTTAGGACCAGTTATACCTACTGTATTAATTGTGCCATCAACAACTGTTGCACCAGTAACTGCTAGATCACCACCTATCGCAGCATCATCTGTAACTGTAAGATCATCATCTACTCTTAAATCTACTACGCTAAGATTAGCAAAAGCATCTACAACTGCTGCACCTGAACCAGCACCATCTAGTACCTTGAGAAATAATAATATTTTGCGAACCACTTGTACCATTTTCGATAAAGTGCATTCTATTAATTGTGTTTGGACTTATGGTAATAGTACACGCTGAATCTAGTGTGCCTGTGTATTCAACATACATTGAACGCACAGGATCAGTTGCACCATCTGCTACAACTGAAGCGTGGGTATCTGCGTTAGTAGTTATCCCCTCAGTTCCGTAACTAAGACCTTCACCGATTAACTCTAGGTTGGTATTAGTTGTTGTACCCCACGTTCCACTACCGTCACCAGTAGCTAATTCGTTGAGTCTTAAATCATTTACATATGTACTTGCCATTGATGTTCTCCAAAGGTGTAGCTTTGATTATAGCTATATTTTTTATAAAAGTTAAGCAACTTCTTGCCAATCAGGTAATTGAGTGGTTGAAACAGGTATATACGTTGTCGTTATGTTTTGTGCTTCCTGTCCCCAAACGTTTACTGAAGTTATAGAACCCGTTAAACCAAAACCTATTAAATCGATATTAGCTTCAGCTTCTGTTGTTATACTTCCTAACGCACTGGTTCCCGCTAATCCTGTAACGTCTAAGTTATTATTAGATACAGGAATTACCGTACCTAAGGCAGAAGTACCTAAAACAGTAGTTACTGAAACATTTGCTGCACAACTTACAGACTCATCCCCAAGTCCACTTGTTGTTGTAACTGCTGAAACACCCGTAACGGCGGCAGCTTGAACTGCTGTACCATCATCTAAAGCGGTAGTTCCTACAACACCTGTTACGGCAACAGGTACAGAACCCTCACCAAAAGTTAGACTACCCCAACCTGTGGCTCTGCCCCAACCATTGAGTATCTGTGCCATAGTTTACTAAGCTATTCTTATAATTGCGTTACTCGCGTCGGCTGCTGGAAATTGAATTGTAAAATCTCCTGCTGTAGAAGTTTTATCCCCTCCAAACGCTAATATACAAACTGATGGATCTCCCGAAGCTGATTCATTAAATATCATTGCACCGTTAGCGGTCACAGTAGCGTTTGAAAATGTAAGATCAGCAAAATCAGTAAATGCAGTAGTTCCAGAAGAAGATGGATTAACTCTGGTCAATGCCGCTCCTTTTGCTGTATAGTTTGTACCACTAGCTTCACCACTGGTTGTATATGCCGTTGTTGCAGCTCCAAGAGAAGCTGATGAGGTATACAATGCTAAATTAAAAGTACTGCCACCTGAGTTTAAAAAATTGTGTTTAGCCTCTAACAATTCTTTTTTAAAAGAAGTTGCCATTGCTTGAGTTATAGCCATTATAGCCTCCTGATTATTTTAGCCATTTCTTCATGACCTTGTTTATCCAATAAACCCGCTACAGTAGAACGATCACTAACTATAGCTTGTTTCATATACAACAGAACAACATTTTCAATAGCGTCTTTATATGCTCTAGCTTGTGCTTGAACCATAGGATCAGCATTATCACTAACTTGAACAAGTCGTTCCATTATTCTTCCTGTCCAGTATTCTGGACTTAATCCTTTATTTTGTGTGGTTTTTACTCCAACACTTCCTATTGAACTTACTACGTCTACACTAAACACTATCAGCTCCTTGCGGATTTAGTTTTGCAGAACCACTTCTAGCTTCATCTCGGAGATCTCTATATTCTCCAAGAACTTTTAACATGGCTAATGCTTCTTGAAATTTAGTTTCATATAAAGTGATTGTCTCTGTAGATGCTTTCATAAAAACTGCTCCTTCTACTAAAGATCCGTAAAGCATAGCATTAGGAGCATTTTTTGAAAGCCATGTTTGACCACTATCTCCTGAATCTACTAAAGAAGCAGGTCGGTAGTAATAATGTAGTTCAAAACTTAACGAACTTGCTGGAGTCGGTGCTAATATAAAAGTATCATCATCAAACTGAGCGTAGAAAAGAGGTTGCCCTGTAGTTGCTTCTGCTGGAGTATAGTCTCTAATCCAAGAGGGATGTTTAAATAGAAGGTAAGAGTAATCACTACTTGCGTCTATAACAGCTAAGCTATAAGGAGATAAAAAATCACTCGGAGTTGCTAAATAAGGAACGTTACCCGTAGCCGAACCTTTTACGTTTTTACGAAAAACAGGTAGCTGTACTGCTTTTAAAACCCTTTCTTCTGTTGTTTCAATAAACGTATTTAATGTATTAGTAAATGTCGTTTCAGTATTATCTAAATAATTCTGAACGGCTGTTTTTAATCCAGTGTATGTAAATCCCGCCATTATGTCTCCACCGTTACGTTGCCTATTCCACTTGTTGCCCCAATCCCATTAAAATCAGTTCCTATTGGATCAGAAGCAAACGTCATTCCACTTCCTGCGTTTGTAGTGATTATAACTCCTAATTGACTTTGAGGTAAAGAAACGTCGGGTCTAGGTTTCCATAATTGTTCTGCATCAGCAGACAGGTTTGGAGGATCTAGTTGAGGATGTTTAGGTTCATAACACTCAGAACAAACTCTAAAATTTTCCCATGTAGTTTTTGCAGTAGTGTATGGATACCTAAAACTACAGGTATCGCATATGAAGTAAGCGTATTTTCCTGTAGCATAAGCCATTAAATATATTCTTGTCTAGGAACAAGCCTTACTGGAGAACGGTCTTCGTCATATTTTAAAGCGTTCATTATATCTTGTTCATATAGCTCTTTTATAATCGGAAGTTTTTGTACATTCTTTTTCAAACACAAATAATAAGCAAGACCAGAAACTAAACAAGGCATAAACCTAGTAGGAATATCTACGTCATTAACTTGCGCATTAGCATCCTCTATAGTACGCCAAACATAGTAAACGAGTTTGTCCGTTGAGTTATCGGGCGTTGGGTACAAGTGAATAACAGGTGTTTTTAAGCGTTCTACCCAATACTCAGTTGACCTAGACTTAGTGTCTTTATTAGGAATACTTATATATTGGTTACGATCTATTCGATCTAATACATAATCAGTAACGACTCCCCCTACGGTTCTCTCAACATAAGCGTCTAATACATCTATATCAAAAGAATTAATAGTGTATTCTTGAGTTCCTTCTGTGAGAGTAAGCTCTACTTTAGAGATCTCCCACATCTGAATACCTCTGTTTGACCAATCGGCAAACATAATATTCATAGAACGCCTAGCTGTAACTGCGTCATAAGAAGTACGAGCTTCTAACCCTGCAAGTTCGTATGCTTCTTCTATTGCGGTCGCTACATCTAAACTAAATGCGCGAGTGCCTGAAGTTGCCATAACCTATGCGTGAAACACAGTCATTGTTAGAAAAGTAGATACAGTGTATTGAATATAAATTCCAGCATCAAACACCACTCCTTCTTCTGGAATGACTACATCTCTAGTTGC